AAGCGTTTGCTCAGCGAATGTAGTACCGTTCTCACGGCTTGAGTTATATACTTGGTCAAAAGAGTTAGTTCCTTTGAGTTCGTATTTGTATAGATTAGCAACGTTAGCAATTGTATCGATGGTATCAGTACCAGCTACATAAGTAACGTCAGCGGAAGAGAAGTCTCCGTAGTTAATGAAATAGATAGCATCAATTCCTGCTACACTATCCTTACATACTTCGAGTCTACCATTTGCGATTTCACAAGACATATTTTTAGTTTTTAAATGTTATAAAAAAGGGAGGGACTTGCCCTCCCTCGTTAGTTTAAGTTCAGCTAAGATTAGTTAGCAGAGTTTACGATTCCGTAAGTAACAAGGTCAGAAGCAAATCCGTATTTAGCATCAGCAGTAAAGCGCATGATTACACGTACATTTTGTGAACCATCGATGTCACCCATGTCCAAAACCTTACACTCATTCATGTCATTTAAAAGTCCAGTCGCAAAATACAAGTTAGATTTTTGAGCAAGAAGAGCTGTGTTGTTAGCAAGACCGTTAGCCATGAACACACGAACACCATCAAAGAACAAGTCACCAAGAACTTGGTTTGTACCTTTGTTCTCGTAACCGTTAGCACCTACACCTGCAGCAGCAAAACCGCCCAATGCACGTACATAAGCACGATAGATGTTGTTAGATACATACAAAGTAAGGTCTTCTTTTCCGTAAACTGCAGCAGGACAAGCATCAACGATAGAACCTAATTGAGCAATAACGTTTGTAGCATCTACTGTAGTACCTGCAATCTCTTGTGCAGCTGGCAAAGAAGCATCAGTAGTCAATTGTGTCATAATACCTGCGAACTGACCTGCAGTTGCGTTAACACCTCTCCAAATTGAAGTCTCCATACCTGCAGCAACTTTCTCAGCAGCGTGTGCGATAAGGAAGTCAGCGAAAGACTTAGGAAGAGTATCAAATGCAGAGTAACCCATTTGGATAGCATCCCAATCTGCACGGAAGTCAGTTTTACAAAGTTGTAAGTTAACTTGGAAAGACTCAGGCTGAAGAATACGCTCAGTCAAAGTGATTGTAGATGTAGGGTCGAAATCGCAAGATGCGTTACGGATGATGTCATCAGTAGCAACACGCTTGATAACTTGCTTATATTTGACGTTAGGCATAATAGTGATACCGCCTTTGTCAAGGGTTGGAGCAGACAATAAAGCTGCTGCGATGTACTTACCTGCAAACTCACCAGCATATGTTGTGCTGATGCTTTGAGTAGTCGAAAGATTAATTTTTTCCATTTTATTTAATTATTTAAGTTTGTTTATACTACAGTTAATGTGATTGCGCCTGCAGAAGTTCCAAGACCGAAAACATACCAGTTTGTACCGTCGCAGTTTAATTCTACGAAGTCACCGATTGTATCAGCAGAAGCAGAGAAAGTAATCGTGTTTTCGTCAGCAGCAGGTACGTTAACGCTATTTACGATAACACCACCTTGGATTTTGTTAGAAGCAGCTTTGATAGTCCAAGCAGTAGTTGCAAATAAAGCACCTACAACAAAACGGTATTGATGTCCTGAAGCGTCAGCAACGGCAGGAAGTGTAACTTGCGCACCTGCAGCAGCGTTAAGAATAAATACTTTACCGCTATCCTCAGCAGTTAAAGTTGTTGCACCTGTCAATGTTTCAATTACGCCTACTTGACGTAAAACATCGTTAGATACTGATGTAAATGTTGTACTCATTTTTTTGTTTTTTAGTTATTAAATATTGTTAAATTTCTCAAGGATTGAATCCATTGTAGAACGTTGACGGTTCTTAGATACTTTGAACGCTTCTACTTTAGTTTCGTTTTCAGGGTTGAATGAAATAGGTTTAGGCTCTTCGCTCAATTCAACTGGTGCAACTTCTTCTGCAACTTCAGTTTTTGACAATTCGAGTTGTGCCTTTAACTCTTCGTTTTCTTTTTTCAAGGCTTCGATTTCGCTAAAGAAAGATTCCTTAGTTACTGATTCAATGATTTTCTTTGCAGTAGGTGCAGCAGGCTCTTGTGCCATTTCTTCTTCAGGCATTTTACCTGTTTCTACTTCGTCTTCTACTTCTACCTCTACTTCAGGCTCAGCAGCTTCACGAACGTCAGCGATAACGCCTTCTTCGATAACTACCAAGATGCGACCATCCTCAAGTTCATACTCACCTACAGGAAGTGCGATGCGTTGTTCGTCTTCAGTTAGGATGAATACAGGTTGACCTGCTTCGAATACTTCTGCTTCAAGCATAGATACACCATCAGAAAGGCGCATAGTTTCCAACTTCACTTCTAAACCTAAAAGTGTGCGGACTTTGTTTAAGATTGATTTTTCGTTCATTTGTTTAGATTATAATTTAATAGAACTTACTTTGTTCTTTAGTTCCGTTTGTTGAGCTATTTCTCTTTTAGCAGCATCTCTTGCAACTTTAACCTCATTTGGCAATTGAATACCTAAATCTTTGGCAGATACTTCGAGTTCATCTACTTCAGTAACTACTTTTACATAATTAGCAATACCTTGACTCAAAAGATTATTTAAATCCACTATAGCTTGTTTAGCTTTATTGTTAGCAGCTACAGTTTTATCATTAAATTTTAAAGCAGCATCGCTTAACACTTTGACTCTGCCAACTGATGCTAATTCAATTTCGTGAGAAGATAATTGAGTTTCCTCCTTGAATAACTTGTTGTAAACTGATTTTGTAGTGTTCATAATGTTTCAAGTATTTAAATTTGATTTGTTTCCTTTTTATCCGTTTTGACGTACCGTAGTTCTAACTCCGTTTACTATGGTTGTAGTAACAGAATCTCCTGTTCCCTCCGTCTTACCAATGCCTTGTGCCTCTAAACTTCCGTCACAACACTTAGTTGAGTATTTTCCGTCTGCGCATAGGCAACCTCTTCTTGCGCCTGCTCTTGGACTTGCTTTACTTGGAGTTTTGAATTTCATATTATTGGTTTTTGATTTGTTCTAATTTACGTTGCGCCCATTCGACACCTTCGTCACCACCCCAAGCGAGCCACATCAATCTACCGCATCCATCGCCTAACTCTCTTTGTCCGTTTTCACGATGTCTTGCAAAAGATGCCATTCTTGAAATCGTTTCACGGCTTATGGCTTCTCCGTTTGCTAACTGGTTTGCCCGAGCTTTGCCTGTAGCCTCTCCGCAAGAACCCCATCCATTTTCTTCTGCCCATCTTAGAGCGATTTTAGCGTTCTCTTTAGCAGCTTCAGGATAGTCTGAGTATGATTCGAGTTTGAGTAGTTCTTTAAGTTGTTCGATGATTGAGTGTTTTTCTTGCTCCTCACGAGGTGATTCAGGCATCTTGTCAGCAAAGTATCCCTCAATTGAGAATCCTTTAACCTTGCCGTCTTTAACATCTTGCCATACCTCATCATTATCTACCTTCATAGAAATCATCCACGTTCCTTTTGGTAGGTTGAATCCGTACAACTGGCTTTTGTCCATCTTTTCGTCTTCGATTAGCCACGATTCTACTACGCTCATTCCTTTAATAGCGTCTTTGTGTTCGTAGGTAGCGTTGTTTTGATTGCCTTTCTTGAAGAATAACTCCATAGCTTTACGCACTGTGTCCTCTGAAAAGTAGATATAGAACTCCTCCTCTTTGTTTCTGCGGTAAATCTTCTTGTTCGGGATAAGAGCAGCACCCATAAGGATGCGTTTCTCGGTGTCAATTTCTTTGAGTTCTACTTCGTGTTTTGCTAAGGCTACAAAGTTCTCCTCTATGGCAGGACTTTCCACTACGGATACCGCATTTATTCCGCTTTGGAAGTCTTTTTCGTCAATGATTAATTCGAGAGTTGTCATAATTCAAAAAGTTAAAATGTGTTACAATGTTGCGTTTTTAATTCGGTTGCGGTCAAGTGCCTGAGCAGATGTTACCTCACCACTCACTACATACGCTTGGATTGGTTGTTGTTGGATTTGTGCCAACTGATTGAATCCTGAGTTACCTACGATGTTAAAGTTTGGAGACATTACTCCACCACCTCCACCATCTGCAATACTTCCGCTTGCAGGTGCGCCTCCTGCTTTTAGTGCAGATAAACCTTTAGCAGTTGCTGCAATTTGTGATGCAATACTAATACCTGCCCCTATATTATTTCTAACTACAAGTGCTTCTGCTGCTGCTACTGATGCTCCACCTGATGCAATAGCTAAAGCAGTACCTTGCGCTCTTGCCAGTTGATTGGCAGCCTGTGTATTCATAATTGTCTTAGCAATACCAACTGCATTTTCAGCAACTAAAACTGCCGCCTGAACCTTTTTATTATTCTCAAATAAAGATGAAATTAAATTTAATCCTGCTTGAATATTATTAAAGTCCTGTTCTCTAATTGTAGCTAAAG